TGTACTTGTGGTTCAACATCTTCTATAGATCCAAAATTTAAACTACCAAGACACAAAACTACATCCCATTGTTTACCGTCAGCATCGAATTTTTCAATAGATATTACTTCATCTGCGTGGTCATTGGCAGGATCAATACCATATAATTTATCACCATAATGTTCTTTAAAGAGATTATAACCACAACCTATATCAAGTATGGTTTCATTATTTGATATTTTGTTCAGAAGTTCCCAACCACTATAAGTAAATTTACTCCAATCAGGCCTCCAAACATTTTTAAAATGGTCAATTACCATCCCAATTTCTCCATTTTAGTTGGATCTGCACAAGTTATATTAGATTCACCTTCAACTTTCCTAAACGGTAACACCTTATTATACCCTATCTTTTTCAAAAAGTCAAGGGGGGATATTGGTTTTCCGTGACCAATTTCATAAAGTTCTCCACCAACTCCTTTATCTATTAGTATTTTAATGGCTCTACAAACTTCATATACATGAGTAAAATCTCTTTTATGTTCAGTAATATAGTCTAATTTACCTTCTATGGCTAGTCCATATAACATATTTTTTCTATAATTATAATCTCCCCAAACAGTAAAAAACCTCATAATAACAACGTTTTTGGGAGCAATAAGTTCACATGCATATTTTGATATTGCATATGGACTTTGTAATTCTTTTACAGAAGAGGTGGATGCAAATAGAATTTTTGTATCTTTATAATGATCAAATATTCTTTTAGTTATTTTTATATTATTATCTAAATATTTTTTAGGATTTTTATGACTTTCTCTGACACCTGTTGAACCTGCTAAATGTATTACGCAATCAACTTTAGGTAACTCAGTATTTAATATGTCATTTGGGTAGTCAATTCCATAAATATTATGATATGAATTAAGATAATTGTAGAGATTGGAACCAATGAAACCATTGTGTCCAGTAATCAAAATTTCCATAAACTTACCTTACTAAATAGTTAATATAACATATATTAACGCCGTTATAGGAACATTATGTCAGCTACACAACCAGCGTCAAGAACAGAATTAAGAGAATATTGTTTAAGGGCATTAGGGAAACCAGTTATTCAGATCAATGTTGAAGAGGATCAACTGGAAGATAGATTGGAAGAAGGTCTTCAAATGTATCAAGAATTTCATGGAGATGCCACAATTAAAACATTTTTAAAACACGAAATAACACAAGATGATATTGATAACTCATACGTTACATTATTAGAGGCAACTATTGGTGTTATAGCCGTTTTTCCTTTGGATAGTGGATCAACAAAGAACATGTTTGATGTTAGATATCAATTATATTTAAATGATATTTATGATTTGACCAAAACTTCAATAGTATCATACTATCAAGTACAGCAACATTTAGGAGTACTTCAAGAAGTATTTAGTGGGAAACCAGGAATGAGATTTTCTAGGCATCAGGATAGATTATATGTTGATGTTGATTGGTCTAAGGAATTTAATGTGGGGGATTATCTCGTTGCTGAATGTGTACAAATCGTTGATCCAACTACACATACGGATGTTTTTAATGATATGTGGTTAAAACAATACACTACAGAATTGTTTAGAAAACAATGGGGAAATAATTTAATTAAATATCAAGGTACACAATTACCTGGAGGAACCACTTTAGATGGTGGTAGAATTTTAGATGAAGCTAAATCAAATATAGAAATATTGTTACAAGATTTAGAAGGAAAATATCAATTCCCAGTCGACTTTGCAGTAGGATAATAAATGCCAGTATCTACATATTTTCAAAATGTTGATTTTCAACCAGAACAAAATTTACTGAATGATTTGGTAGAAGAATCGATTAAAATACATGGAATAGATATAAGTTATCTGCCTAGAACATCAGTCGCAGTAGATAATTTGTATAGTGAAGACGTCGCTTCTAAATTTTCAGCTGCACATATAATAGAAATGTATATTGATTCAACTGATGGATTTAGTGGTGAAGGTGATATGGTAGGACAATTTGGGCTTGAAATACGAGATCAAGTAATTTTAGATGTTTCTCAAAGACGGTGGAAAGATGAAGAAATAGCAGGAAGACTTGATAGACCATATGAAGGAGATTTAATATATTTTCCATTAAATGATAAATTATTTGAAGTTAGATTTGTTGAACATGAAAAAGTATTTTATCAGTTGGGGAATCTTCCAATATATACTCTCACTTGTGAAACGTTTGAGTACAGTCATGAGGATATGGATACTGGTATTGCGGCAATCGACGATATTGAAACAGATTATGGATACTCGATGGACTTGGTATTTACTTCAGGAGAAGGAACTTTTACGATAGGAGAAGATTGTAGCAATGGAGACACTTCGATGAAAGTTCTTTCTTGGGCTCCTACTACAAAGACTTTGAGAGTTGGAAATATTGTTGGTACTATTACTACAGCATATGATGTTGTGGGTGTAGCAAGTGCTGCATCTTGGTCTATGACAGCAGTGCCAGATGATCTGGTAATTCTAACAGATCCACTGGCGAATAATTTAGGTATTCAAACTGAAAGTGATTCAATATTTGATTTCACTGATAGAGATCCATTTTCTGAAGGTAACATATAATGTTTGGAACATCGACATATCATCAAACAATCAGAAAAATGGTTGTTGCTTTTGGTTCATTATTTAATGATATTTCAGTTAAAAGGGTAAATTCATCCGGAGTTGTAGTAGAAACTTTAAAAATTCCTGTTGCTTATGGACCAAAACAAAAATTTATGGTTAGAATTGCAAATCCCGCTCTTGCAGGAACTCCAGCAATAATTTTACCTAGAATTGGGTTTATGATGAGTCAGATAATGTATGATGGAACAAGAAAATTGAATACTGTTGGTAAGAATTCTTCTTCTATATCTGGAACATTAAGAACACAATATAATCCTGTTCCTTATAATTTTATTTTTGATTTGGCTATTTTAGCAAAAAATGCAGAAGATGCTGCACAAATTGTTGAACAGATTTTACCAAATTTTACACCAGAATTTACAGTAACTATTAAAACTGTACCTTTAATGGATATTGCGGTCGATTGTCCTATTATATTAAATTCTGTTAACTATACAGATGCGTATGACGGAGATTTTGAAACTAGAAGATCTTTATCATGGGATATGCAATTTACAATGAAAACGTTTCTGTATCCAGAATTATCGACTAGTGGAAAACCAATTAAGGAAATATCTCTTCAGATAATAGTTCCTGAGAATGTATCTGGAAACGCGGATGCGGATATTGGTACTTTAGATAGATTTCTTTTGGAAAGTAGTACAGCATTTACAATTAATAGCGTAATAACTGAAGATTCTGAATCACTTTATTTAGAATCTACAGACGTAAATTTATTAGGAAATACATCAACACAAACAACCGCAACTCTTGGAATAAAACCCAAACCAGAAGATGCGGCAGCGGATGATGATTTTGGGTTTAGTTTAACACTTGATGGAGACGATGTATCATGGACATAAAAGATTTAGTTCAAGAAGTTTTGGTTGAAGACCCAATAACAACTCTTCCAGAAAAGACGGAAAAAAGATTAACAGTAGATTCAGATGATGAGGATTTTAAAACTGATTATAGATATTCAAGAGAAAATTATTATAATTTAATGGAAAAGGGACATGACGCATTAGATGAATTATTAGAAATAGCAAAATCGACAGAGCATGCAAGACATTTTGAAGTTGCTTCACAACTGATTAAAAATCTTGGAGAAACTAATGAAAAATTGGTAAATCTTCAAAAAGTTAAAAAAGAATTAACAAACAAAGCACCAACAGGACCAGCATCAGTTAATAATAATTTGTATGTTGGATCAACTACAGATTTATTAAAGTTGATAAAGGATAAGAAGAATAAATGATAAATTTTAAAGAATATCTCAAAGAAACGCGTTTAGACAGAAAACTTGACAAGTATGTTAGTGATGAAATCAAGAAACGCAAACTCGCAAGACATCCAGTTAATGCAACTGATGATATTGGTATGAGGAAGGGTAAACCAACCTTTAAATTTCCATCACCAACGAGCAGTATGGTAATTTATGTTTGGCTTAGACCAATGGCAAAACCAGCATCAAAGGATACAAAAGCATTTAATTATCAATTGGAAGATAAATGAAAGAAGAAGAATTAATATCTAAACTTGTGTTAATATCATTCACATGTTTATGGTTTATAGTTCTATTCACATTTGGATTACTTATATATCAATCGCTGTCACATACAGATCAGATTGAACAACTTATAAAATCTATAGAATTTTTTAATAGAATTGAAGGAAAATAAAGGTAACATAATATGATTGATTTATTTAACACTTCTGAAATGATGATGCTTGGATTGGTATTATTTTCATCATTTTGGATATTTCTGTTTAATTACAGACAGGATAATAAGGATAAGTATAACGGTCATGGATGGTTGATTTTACTTGATTTAGTTATCAATATGGGAATGTCAGCAACTGGATATTTGTTGATTTCTATTGTATTTACAAATGTTCCACAACTTGCGGCCTATGAAAGTTATCGTTATCCCATCGGTTATCTTTTTGGATTGACATCTAATGTGAGCATACCGATTGTTCTCAAATGGTTTCAACAGCAAATCACCAAGAAGTTAAACGAAGCAGGAAAGAAGTGAGGTAATTATGGCTGATAAAAAAATTGCAAATGGTAAAGATGAAAAAATATTACAACATGATATTGAAGAAATAGATAAAAAAGTTGAAGAAGTTCAACAAATGGAACTTTCTGCTAAAGATCAAATAGTTGCGAGTAAATCATTTATCTATGTTATTATTGCACTTCTTATATACTTAACCTTTTTGGTTATTCCAGATATAGAAGAAAAAGTTACATGGATGGAAAAAGACCTCAACTCTGTATTAGTTCAATCTGAACGATTCAAGAAATCAACCAGAGTTTTTGCAAAGGATAATCAATGTGCATCGTGCCACTTGAGTCCAGATTATCTTCTTCATAATCTCTTAATGAAATATCCTAGTTTTTCTGACATTAAAGCATTCATGTCGGTTGGCCACCAGAGATATTATACTATGACCGCCCCGATTGCAGATGAAGAATTGTTAGAAGTATATCGGGCATTGCAATGATTATGGTGGGTAAACTTGTTGTATCTTTAATTTGGGTATTTTGGATGATGGCATTGTCTCCTGCTGAGGGACAAGATCCAATGAAAGAAAAACTTGGAGTTGGTGTACCAAAATCAGAATACAATCCAACGTATAGTTCAACATACAATCGTGTGATAGAAAGAGGAAATGTCATTTGTGGAACCAATGATGAATTTCCCGGCTTCTCACAAGAAATATGGAATAATGAAGATGGTGATAGGTGGGAAGGTTTTGATGTTGATATATGTCGTGCAGTCGCAGCTGCAGTATTCGGTGATGCAGATGCAATCGAATTCACTATAGTCAATGGAAAGACACGATTTGAATTTTTGATAGATGGTACTATAGATATTCTTTCTGCTGCAACGACATTTACTTACACAAGAAATGTCGCAAAGAAACTGGAATTCTTACCTACAACCTACTACGATGGTCAGGGATTCATTGTAAGGAAAACTCTTGGGGTATCTTCTGCAAAACAGATGGAAGGTGCAAGAATATGTTTTAGTGGTACTGGAACAGCTGCAAAGAACATTGCAGATTTCATGGAATTACATGGAATACACTATATCCCTGTCGCAGTAAAACCCACCGAAAAGACAAAAAATGTATATAAAAGGGGTGACTGTGATATGTATGGTACTGACAGGTCTGGTCTTGCATCAAACAGATTAAGTTTTAATGACCCTGACAGACACATGATACTTCCAGAGATTATCTCAAAGGAACCACTAGGGCCAGTAGTTAAGTATGGAGATCAGAAATGGTCAGATGTTGTTCGATGGACAATATATGTTCTGTTCATTGCAGAAGAAATGGGCATAAATTCAAAGAACATTGATAGTTTTAAGAATCATATAGACCCAAACATTCAACGATTTATGGGTGAGAAAAATGGAAAAGATCATCCACATCTTGGAGCTAAACTTGGACTGAGAGAAACTTGGTCGTATGATATTATTAAACAAGTAGGAAATTATAAAGAAATATATGAACGTAATGTGGGGCCAGATACCCCAATAGGATTACAACGTGGATTAAATCGATTATACAATCATGGAGGATTATTATATGCACCACCATTGAAGTAGGAGGTGTAGTGTGGAAAAAGAAGAAGTTAATCATTTTTCAAAAGTACCTGAAGATCGTACTGCAGTAGATAATATTCTCCGCCTCAATCACGGTAATCAAATGAGATTGGGGTTGATGGCAGATGCAAAAGCTAATATAATGATTACTGTTGCATCTATTGTATTTTCTATAACGATAGCAAACCTGGACAATGAGGTGATGAAATGGCCTCTACTAACATTTGCATCGGGCAGTTTCTTCTCATTATTGTTTGCGATATTTGCTATTATACCAAAGACGGATTATCCAAAAGACAGACATGGAGATATAGACAGATCATCTCCGCATTTTAATCCTTTATTTTTTGGTCATTTTGCTCATATAGATATTGATGAATATAAAGAAGATTACGCAGAAAAATTGATGACAGATGATATCGTATATGATGCACTTGCGGGAGACATATACGGACAAGGAAAAGTTCTTGCTCTCAGTAAATACAAATTTCTCAAGTGGTCATACATGAGTTTCCTTTGGGGAATGGTGGGAGCAGTTTTAGTATTCTTATTACGAGGTCCAGCTGGAGAGTTTGTCTTGCCGTACCTAATAAGAGGGTTTGATGCATTTATTGATGAAATGCTGTTCCTGTTGGAAGGAATGAAACATTTGGCGTGTCAAGGAAGTTATCAATGTAGGAATGGGTTGGTGCAATAATAGTATTTTTAATTCATAATATTGTTTAAAAATGAAACACGATATCTTTAAAAAAATAAAAGACAGTTGGAAAAATATTTGGATACCTCGATTACAAGAGGGAAAAACCAAAGTTGATCTTGAAAGAGATAAACAATATGAAATAAAATGGGTATGGTATCATACACTTTTGGCAATTGAATTGGCGATAGCTAATGTTTTACTATTATGGATAGCGATAAAAATGTAGTCTGTATAAAATGGGGAGATAAATTTTCTGCAGATTATGTAAATAAATTATACAATATGGTTCAAAGGAATCTCAGTCTGAAGCATAGATTTATATGTTTAACTGAAGATCCGACTGATTTGAATCCCAATATAGAAGTTTTCCCTTTCACAAGGAATGACTTAGAATATTGTTGGAATAAATTGGTATTATTTGAGAAAAAATTATATAACATTAATGGTACTATATTATTTTTTGATTTGGACGTAGTAATAATTAATCCAATTGATGATTTATTTTTATTTCAGCCCAAATCTGAATTTGTTTCCGTTAAGGATTGGGTTTTTCCAGATAGATGCCTTAATGCTTCTATAATGAGAATGAATGGAAATTTTGATTATATTATAGAAGAATTTTATAAACTGCGCGCTTCAGGACAGTTAATGGAATCGCGAGAGTATGACGATTATCTTGGAAGTTTTGATAAAGTTACATATGTGTTACCAGACATGCCGCCATTAATTTTTTATGGAGATCAGGAATGGACAACATATCAATTAACACGACAGAAAGCGAAAATAACTTGGTATCCGGAAAATTGGTTAAAAAGTTACAAATTTGGTTATGATATGAGTGCTAAAATAGTAGTATTTCATGGTTCGCCCAAACCACATGAAGTAGAAAATAATTGGGTAAAATTACACTGGAAATAAAGTGGTCAAGTACGATGATGGAAAATACCATTATATATCGCCAGGCAAATATAAACTAGAGACTTTTCTTGAAATTAAATATGATAAAAATGGTCATGTTAAGGGACAACATTACCGTAAAAAGAAAAGAGCAGATACATGGCCAGGACGCAAAGTAGGTTGGACAACATGGTTTATACGAATAAAATTAGGAGTTTAGGATAAAATGGTAAAGGTAGAATCAGCTCTAAAATGGATGGTGGAAGGTTCACTTTTAAAGAAGCTCAAGATGATTAGAGCTCAAATTTTAAGTAAGAATTCTGATGCGGTGGCAATACCAGATAAAGATCTTCACGTTATTTTAGCGGCGGGATCTGAGTGGGAAAAATTAAGAAGTTTATTTGAAAAATCAAATTTTTCAGATCCAAATTTTCACATGGATATTGAAATGCCATTTAAAAGTATTGAACGAAGCAATAAAAAATCTTGGTACGTTAAAATGAAACTACAACAAGATTGGAAAGATTACACAATGGATTTATTTCAAGGTAATCCAGATCCTGGCAGAATATTTCATATCAATTTAGCTAATCTTTCCGGTAATAAAATAGATTCAGTTCCAATAATAAAAGAACAGAAAAATCATCATAATATAAATCCCAAAAAATATCATAAAAAATTTAAAGACTTCAGAAGGAGATATTAACATGAAAACTTTTATAGAATTTAATGAAGGAATCTTGGATATACTCACTAAAAAAGGAAGAGAGAAAAGAAAAGGTGAAAAGGCCGAGAGACAAGCCAAAGAGAAGACTCAAAAATCAAAAGAGTCTGAGATCAAACGAATGGATGATCTTGGAATGAAAGGTTCAGGGCAACACTCACTTTCACCAGATGAAAAGA